CGCTGCTCATCATTGTACGCACGGTACCGCATCTTTTCCGTGCGTGCTCGCTACTCTTGAAGACCATTGCCCGGTGGCTGGCATTGCTCTTCCTTTACTCGTTCTGGGTCTTCTTTGGACTTCTTTGGCCTGCTGATGGCCGGTCCACTTTCTGGAGACTCTTGCCACTGCCTCTTTTGTTTGGGCAAGAGGCACCACAGCGTGCGAGGGCGTTGCACGACAGGGTCGACGTGTGCGGACAGCACGTCGATTCAGCCCATCCATTAGGCTTGAATGAGTTTTCTCATTCACGTCTAGGTGCTGTTTACAGCGCCAGACCTCGGAGGCGTGCCCGTTGGGTGCGCTCGCTCGAGGGGTTGTTAGGCGGGGCCCCTGGCTCCGTTGGACGCTTTGTTCGGGGTCGGTGGACACCAGACCTCACTTCGGACTCAGTTTCCATCGGGGCTAACCACGTGTTAGCACACCTCTCTGACGGGGTAAAGATCCGCGGTGGCGGGTCTGTCCTGACCAAGACAATGGGGGAAGACGGGCGATTGGAGCGGCAGGCTTATATCGTCGTCGACCTTTCTGATGGGACTCGGGAGGTGGTTTTCCCCGAGCTGTTGTCTAGGTTAGCCTCCTATTGCGTCCTTAGGGATCGTAATGCGGTGCTTGTTTCCGCTCTGCGCCTTAGGGCGCTGGAGTGGTGCAAGTCACGGGGCCTCACGGCCTCCGTGACGTGGTGCGCCTTGCCTGGCGCATTGCGTTTCGCGTGGGAGGTGTCGCCTGCTGAGCGTAGGCTCAGGGCGGCACTTTCCGGAGGGCCAAGCAAGGAGTCGTGGTGGTCGTCTGCTTAGGACGGACCGGTCGCTTCGTTTGGCCGTTGTGCGCGGGTGCCTGATGGGCCTGTGTGCGACGGCGCGTCCCTTGACGTAAAACGGGTCGACTGGTCTTGCGACCATTCACGAAGGCAGATGTGGGTGGCGTGGCGCTCGGGACTGGAAGGCACTTGGGTCCCCGGTGTGCACGCTAGCTGTGGTAGATGCGAGGTCGCTGCTCTTCTGATGCGGTCTCTTGCTCCTTTGCCGGTGCCGGCTGACGCGCCCTTGCGGGGCGGTCCCCTCTGGGTCTTTCGGGATCTGGCTCGGATCGCTGGGCGCTATGGCGGCACGAGATGGAGCCTCCTGGAAACGGCGGAATCTTATACCGGTTCTCTCCGCCGTAGATACGTCGAAGCTGAACGCTCTCTGAGGGAAGACGGTCCGTTGCGCTCGTCGGACTCCTTCCTTAGGGCGTTCTTGAAGGCTGAGAAGTTGCCTTCCACGAAGGACTGCAAGCCTAGGTTGATCTTTCCCAGGTCACCTAGGTTCAACCTCGTGGTGGCGTCTTGGCTGAAACCTTTCGAGCACTGGCTGTGGGGTTTTCTCACGGCCAGGAGGCTATTCGGCGGTTCGAATACCAGGGTATCTGCCAAGGGTCTGAACCCTCGCAAGCGCGCCAACCTCATTCTTCGAAAGTTGAATGGGCTCTCGGACGGCGTTTGTTTCGAGGTTGACGGAAAGGCGTTCGAAGCTCACGTCACTAGTGGGCAGGTGGATGCAGAAAACCGCGTCTACACCTCGGCGTATCCTCGTGATACGTCGCTGGCGCGTGTGCTGGCACGTCAGCTCTTTAGGGGCGTGACAGTACATGGTGCAAAGTTCTCCCGACCGGGTGGAAGGGCCAGCGGGGATTTCAACACGGGCATGGGTAACACGCTCATCATGCTTGCGGTGGTTGTGGGGGTGTTGAAAACCTACGGATGCAAGTTTGACGTACTTGCAGACGGTGACAATGCGCTGATCTTCTTGGAGCGTGGTTCGCTCGGTCGGGTGGTCGCGGACTTTGCGCTACGTGTTCTGCATACATCTGGTCATGAGTTGACGCTAGAACGACCAGTTTCGTACATGGAGGGCGTCCGTTTCGGGCGTTCTGCCCCGGTATTCCTTGGCCCTGGTTTGGGCTGGACCATGGTCAGGGAACCGGAGTCGGTTTTGTCGGGTGCCTATGCTTCCCATAGGTGGCTGAGGGAACCGGTGTTTGGCAGGCGGTGGGTTGCTGGTGTGGCACGTTGCGAGCTTTCTTTAGCTCGCGGGGTGCCTGTGCTACAATCCGCTGCACTCTCTGTCCTCGAGCAGACGGCGGGCGAGAAGGATGTGCATGAGGCCGCACTGGCCGACTACTTTGTTGTCGGCGCGTGGCTTGCTAGGGCTGAGGATGCCATCACTCCTACCGTTGAGTGTAGGAGCAGTTTCGAGCGAGCCTTTGGATGGTCAGTCGAAAGGCAGTTGCATGCGGAGGGACACTTTTCCACCGTCTTAGTCGGGTCGCCCGACTCGGTGGTCGAGTTGCCGCAGCACAGTGAAAGGTTCGGAGCTGGCCCCGGGCTCTATGAGTCTTGGGCTGATGCCCATGTCTGAGGTGTGCGTGGCGGGGGAACCGGTATAGGTCCGGCTGCGTCGTCGCCTGGGGGGGGGTTGGTGCTGGCAGATCCCGCCTGAAGTTAAGGGCTTTACAATCCCACTCTCCTCCCTTGGGAGGACCGCCAACTATGGGGAAGCGGTTAAACTGGTCTGATGGGGTGCCACCTGCTCTGTGTGCCACGTAAGTGCGTATTGCGTTCGCGCCTCTGGCGGCCTACCCTCCCAGCCTGCGGGGCTATCGCGGGCCACCTCCGGGAAACCGGTGCGTGCATCGAGCCTTTTTGCACGGGGTGCCAAATAGCGTGCACACGTAGTCTCTACCCTTCTGGACTGCGTGATTATAAGAAGGGCGTGTAGCTACGAGACAGTGTCGCAAGGGAGGCGAGGCTGCCGGAACCCGGGTTCTCCCCCCGGGATGGGCCGCGGCAGTCTGGTGTACTGGTGTTACA